ACACGTGAATCATGAATCATCCTCAGAAAAAGCTGCATGCAGTAGAGCCAAAGTCAATATTCTGATTGATCTCTAAATCCTTGGCAGGGTCAATGCCATTCTGGCGGAGAATATACTCAAATACCATCTCCGGCATACCACCTTTTCGCCCACCAAGTACTTTCTTTCCTTTTAGATCATCCATGAGAAATCCGGCATTTCTTCCCGGGCGACAAGGAAGTTGCCTGCGCGCTGTGTCAGCTGTGCAAAGTTGACGACATAATCATTAGCCCCTTCGTTGTAAGTGTAGATGGAAGCTTCTGATCCCATAAAGCCGATATCTGCCTCGCCGGAGAGAACGGCGGTCATTGTCTTATCGGCACCAAATGGGGAAATATATTTAGTACAAAATATTTTACAAAAAATCCACCTCTTTTATTGTGCAATCATCATTAAGGTGTATCTGTTTTATTATGGATCGCCAAAATGCCCTACGATTCTCAAGTGATAAAGAATCATACATTTCTTTAAAGTCTGTCTGCAGAAGCTTTTCTAGCTCAGAATAATTACGTTTCGGTTCTTCAAGAGAAGGATCAGAAGCAGCGAAAGCGAGTTCCTCTTCTAATCGCTGGTATTCTTCATCGTAATAATCGAAAGATATTCTTCCCTTTTGGAATAGCAAATTAAGTCTTTCCATCTCCTTACTCAGCTGTGCAGGATTTTTTGCTTTGCGAACTTTCTTTTTCTCCTCATTAATTTTATTGCTTCTTATTTTATATTTTTGATATTCAGTGGATAAGTTCTCGAGCAAATATTGTTCGATAAGGTTCTGACTTACGCGGTGTCTGTTTGGACAAAGATGATCAGCTAAAGCTTTGTTGCAGCGGTAATAGCAGTAGGTACGCTTTTTACCGGTTTTGCGGTTTGAAATTGATGAGCATCCGGTTCCGACCAATTTCTGACCGCACGAAGGGCAGCGCATTAGACTTGTAAATAGATATACTCGACCTGATGGTGCCCGCTTTACATTACGGATGGAGATTTCTTGGATTTCATTCCATTCTTTTTCTGTAAGATACGCAGGGCAGTAGGGGTATCCTCGATATGTACCCTTATAAAATTCGCTAGAAGCATAGTTTTAAGCATGCCGTAAGAAAAATAGATTCCATAAGTGCGCTGCATGTATTTCAGCGCATCTTGTTTTCCCTGATGTTTTTTATAATGCCGAAAGAAGTCTATTACCATGCGTTCCGTTTCGGGATCTTTAATCATACATTTTTTTCCGTCAACTACACCAGATTTATAGCCGAATGGCATATTTGCTTCGCCGAAAATCAGACGTCCATTCTTGATAGATGCTTCGTTTACAAATTTAATACGTTCAGAGGTTGTGTCAACTTCATTTTGCCCAAACGATAGTACGACATTCAATTGCAGCCTGCCATCACGCGTCTCCATGTTGATTCCGGGTTCAGATGCAGAGATCCACCGCACACCATATTCGTCAAGAACGTCCTGCACTTTATAGAAGTCTGCTAAACTACGAAACCAACGGTCGAGTCTCCAGAAGAGAATCACATCAATTTTCTCTTGCTTTACATCCTCTATCAGAGCATGGATAGCTTTTCGTTTCTTAAGTTCCTTTCGTGCGGTTTTTCCCTCGTCTGCATACACTCCAACGACAGACATGTTATGTTCTTTGGCATAGTGCTCTAAATATTCTTTTTGCGCTTGTAGGGATTTTCCATGTACACTTTGCTCGAAGGTAGATACACGGATATAGATAGCGCATCTCAAAATTTTTTCAGGCATTTTATATCACTCCTTCGTTAATTATATTAAAAATAAGTATAAAAATAACAGCCATCGAATATATGTTCCGATTGCGATAGCTGTCCGAAGATGATACAATATATTTGTCAATCATGTCGTACATCTTCGGGTGTATATTAAGCCGTTCAGTGCTGGTAACACTGGGCGGTTTTTCTTTATGCTATTTATCTAATGGCATCGCTTGCAAGGTTCATAGCCTTGTGCTTGAGCATCACTTAACGACATTTGATAAGAAGTGGCAGGATTCATCTGTCCGCAACTGTTATAGCTATGATATTTGCTTCCAGTAGCAGAGATCCATACCATTTGTGCTTGAGCTTGTTGTTGTGCCTGTAGAGCTGCCTCTTGTTCGGCGGCGATTCTAGCAGCTTCAGCTTCTTGTTGAGCTTGAAGTTCTGCTTGCCTCTGTGCTTCGAGTTGAGCTTGTTGTTCAGCTTGTCTTTGAGCTTCAAGTTGAGCTTGTTGTTGATCAAATCTTTGAATGTTTTCGTCAATTTGTGCGAAATTTACTGTTGCGTGATCGCTATCTATTGTGTCGCTATTACAATACACGTTTGGTATGCATTGGGTTAAGTTTTCGCCTATGTCTTTTCTTACATCGCCGTCATTGCAGTGATAATACAATAAATATCCGTGCCACATAAGCTGTTCCATTAATGCGTTATCGGTAAAATACTGATGATTTAAGGATTTTATTTCATTTACGATTTGATTAGCCTGTTCATCAGTCAGAGATGATGCATTTTCTTTTGCCGTAATGCTAATTTGCTCAACACGGTCAGAGTGATTTTCGTTTGCTGTGAAGAGTGGTGTTGTTAGCAGATCCGCATTTACAGGAACGGCAGTTGGTATAAAAGTCGGTCTCTTTTTCTTTAAATCTTTCTTAGCGGCAAGTTTTTTCTTTTTGACATCCACCACTAGTTTTTTACTTTTAACTCCTTGATGGTCAGCCCAAATTTTATAGGTTCCCGCCTTGGAGGCGGTGAATACTATCCCATCATCAGAAAGATCTATTTCTCCACCAGAAGATTTATAGGCTGATTCAGGAATCGTATAACTATCTGGCGAGACAGATGTTTGAATTGGTATCGATTGATTCACATAATAAGTTTTTGAATCATCAAGTTTCAGTGAGATACTTTTAAGATCTGGAGAAAAAGCTAAAATGCCACCAAAGAACAAGAAATATGCAGTTATGGCACTTTTTATTATTTTTTTCCAGTTTGAGTACTTCCACATCAAGAAAAGTCCCACTGGGAAGAAAAATACAAGCCAAAAAACAATCCATCCTGTTCGTTTATACCAAACAGTATCGTCATGATTATTAGGCGGCATATTGTTACTTGATGATCCGCTATAATGTTTCGGAGTGTTGTAGGCGGGAGGAGCTTGTTTAGAGCCTCCTACTGTTTTTACATAGGAAATTCCAGTTCCTGGTATTCCGGCAGATACAGTCTTTTTCCCTTTTGAGTTCACTGTGTAGTGAGCGCCCTTCGTTCCAATGGTAGCGCTTACACTGTTTTTGTTTAAGTTAATTTTTAGCCCCGGAGCAATTTTTATACTTTTTCTAAATCGTAGCCCCATATCTTTTCCTCTCTTTCCCCTGCAAATGTTTCTTTTGTAACGCCACATTTATACATAATCTCCTAAGAGTTATATATCGATATGTTCCCCAACAGCCAAGTTCGGGATAAAGTAGATAACATAGTTGTCAATAGTAGTACATATACCATATTTGTCTCGGTAGCAATCAATAGCCTCCTGCAAGAATTCCTCTGTCACTTCGAGAAATTCTGCTATTTCATGCCTGCTTTGGCATCCGGCATTAAAAGCATCTATGATGCCACGCAATCCGATCATCCGGTTGTACCCATGTAATCGTCCTTTTTGCTCCTGCTTTAAATTTTCAATATTTTGCAGATTAACTATATCACCGACAGCAGTATGGTAATGTCCAATTTCTTCTGCCAAAACACAAGCCTTTTCTGCTGATGTTTCTAATCTATCGGATATTGCAATTCTATTTTTATATATCAAGCCATCGCTACTGGATAGAGCTTTTTCACGGACAACAAGTCCGCTATTATTTGCCTCTTCCAAAAGTTCTTCGTAAATCGTCATTGTGTTACTCCCATTCAGAGTCATCCATCATGATGTCTTTATCATGTTTTCTCATTTCATCGGTTACCTTAATATCAGTACGCTCGTGAGCTGCCATCACAGATAAATCATCATCCATTTGTTGTATGGATAGTAGTTGTTCGATGTAATTATCAGCTTTTCTTCTATTTACTTCAATCAACTGCAAATATTTTTTAAAATGATTCTTTTCTTTCGGAGATAATGCTCCAATGTTATCGATTATGTTTTCTAGGTTGCTATTTGTAAATATGTTTTCGAGGCATTTATCACTAGAACCATCCCATCCCATCAAATCAGCAGGAGTCGTTTCTAGCACCTTGGCTAACGGTTCGAGCACTGTAATTGGCAGATCCTTGATATCATCTTTTTCATACCTATATATTGTTGCGCGATTTTTTCCGAGTTTTAGAGCAACTTCATCAACACTTAAACCTAAGTAGAGCCTTCTGTTTTTAATTCTTTGTCCTATCGTCATTTTGTTCACCGCCTTATACATGTATTATAATACAGTATTCGCAAATATGCAACTACTTTTATTTGGAAAAACAAAAAAATCGCGTAAAATGCGAAAAAAGTATTGACTTTCGAGACAATGCATTGTAATATACAATTAGTCGCACGAAATGCGACAAAGAAAGGAGATGATGGAGTGGTAAATGTGAACAAACTCAGAGCGAAAATGGTCGAGAACGGCATAAATGCTGAAAGCATGTCAAAAAAGATCGGAATTGACAGATCTACATTTTACAGAAAGTTATCGGCGGATGGTCAAACATTTACGATAGGTGAGGCTGATGTTATTTCTAAAGAGTTAAATCTGAACAGGAGCGAAGTGAATAACATTTTTTTTAGCCAATTTGTCGCATAAAATGCGAAAAACGAAAAATTGAAAATAGGAAGGAGATCAAATGAAACCAAGAAAAGATTTTTTAACAGACGAACAAGTAGAACAGGAAATCGAAAGATTGAATCAATCCGATGCCGTACAACTTTCCAGACAAGAACAGCGTATCAAATATAAAAGGAGACAGTACCTATACCAACTCAGATGGCACGAGAAGAGAGGGAAGCAGTTGATCCGGGACGGAGTAACGATGGAACAGTTGGAATTGATGGAAAAAGAGATGGATCAGGAGTAGGAGGTAAGTAAGGAATGTGGATTTCAAGAAGAAAATGGGATTATCTGTTGTTTCGTATCGAAAAGTGCGAAGACAATATTAGAAATCAAAAAGAGAATACAGAGCTATTAGTTAGAAATACCGCAAAAAAAATCCTCGAACAACCAGGAGAGTTGCGCGAGGAAATTCAAGGAATTGAAAATATTGAAAAGTATATTGATGATTTTATTCAGTCTCAATAAAATCGCTTATAAAATCGTCGATTTCAGCGCTGGATGGTGTGCTATCGATCAAATTATATAAACGTTTTAGTTGGGAAGAAATTTCTACACTATCGTCAGATGATGCATAAATCTTTGAGTTTTTTGAGGTTTCTGTTTGTACCTGAAGAACAATACGTGTATTTGTGACGAGATACCGATAAAGAAGTAAAAAAAAAGTAACCGTTATTATAAGAGCATACGAAACTATCTTCAGGGATCAAAATAGGTTTGTTTATTGTATCAACAGCAAGTTCCATAACTGAACCTTCTAGTGGGGAAGAATATATAGGCTTTAAATCAAAAGATGAGTTTTGATAGTGATTCCAAGACAATTCACCACTTTTTGTTCGTTCAATAAGATTGGATATTAAAAGCAAAGTGTTGTCATTCATTATTTATAATCTCCTTTTTGTCCATATTTCCGATTAGATAATCTAAGTGTTTGCACAATGTCTCTTTATTTTCTTCTTTTATTGTGCCATTGATGAAACGTAAACTTCGTTGTATGTGGAACAAGCGAAAAGGGAAAGCAATAAACCAATACCGATTGCGGTAGGAATAAAGAGCTTGTCGCAATTGACTGCGTATTTTCAAGTTATCAAGTCGATCCTCTAAAATGTTATCTCTTAAGCTAATTAGATCAGATTGTATTCTAAGACGATTAGTATTGTAGTCCTTACGTTGCTCGGTGGAGTTTTTTAATAAGCTATGGGACAGTATGAATAACACAATAGACATGCAAAAACTAAGGATTCCGGCAATATCTGCAATGGTACTTAACATGTTTCATCTCCTTGTAGAATGATATTTGAATTTTACCATAATGTAGAAAAATTTACAAATTAAAAATAATTTAATTAGGAGGAAGTATGAACAATTTAACAGTAATCGAAAATGAACTTGTCCCAGTATACGAGACAAGCACTGGAGAAAAAGTAGTATACGGATCAGAACTGCATGAAGTTTTAGGTGTAAGAACACCTTACAAAGACTGGTCTACGCGTAGATTAAACGATATTGATGCCGTAGAAAATGAAGATTTTGAAGCCGCTCAAATTTGCGCACCTTCTGGTCAGACTAAAAAGGACCATATCATCAAACTTGATATCGCCAAAGAAATGGCAATGCTCGAGAGAAATGACAAGGGCAAGGAAGTACGCAGATATTTTATCCGTGTAGAAAAGAAATACAAAGCAGCATCCCTTGCCACACAAGAACTTTCACCGCAGCTGCAGGTTATGATTAACTTGGAAATTGAGCAGAAGCGCCAGGCGGAGAAGATTGAGCATGTGGAAGAACGGATTGAAAGCATTCGGGAAGTTGTGGCAATCGACACGACATCATGGAGAGATGATACTGGAAGAATTTTAAGGAAAATCGGTATGGAATGCGGAGACAGTAAGTCTTACCAAGATGTAAGAGCAGAGTCTTATCAGCTGTTGGAAAAGCGCATGGGAGTGAATGTAAAACAGAGACTTACCAATAAGCGCAGGAGAATGCAGATGAGGGAGTTTGTAAATCCAAAAGAGATAAATTGAATTATCTTGACGTGATTGCGGATGATAAGAAGCTGATTGAAGGATATACGGCTATCGTGAAAGAACTGGCTATCAAATATGGGGTGGCGTAGTGTAGCGGACAGAAGATAAGGAAGGAGGGATATTAAGTGCTGCGAAAGATTTATGAGGAATTAGTGCTTATAAGAATTGAACTCCAAGCCATTAATAACAGCTTGGAGAACATTTCGGAATACAAAGAAAAATTAAGACTTATGCAAAAGCGATTGGATGATGGAAGAAGAATAGGAAAATTATTTTGAAACGTCTAATTCTTCAATTATTCCATATAAAGCAGTAGATATTGATGATTTTAACATGAGATGCAAGGAGTCTTTGATAGCGAGACTTTCAGCGTAACCCTTAGAATAATCAAAATACTTTGCAAGATTTTTGCTGAATTCTTTTTCAAATTCAACAACTCCGCGGTCGGCTGCTGCTTGTGCTATAAATTCAATTTTATTTTTACTTATTTGTTTCGACACGATAATTCTCCTTTCGTAATTATTCCGACTGGTACTCGGTAATTACAGTATAGGAGATACACAGATAAATGGCAATAAAGATACATAAGAACGCGAAACAAGGACAAACAGCGGAGCATATCTTTAAGAGAGGTGATGAGAAATGAAGCCGGATATGGAAAAAATCATAGCGGTATTGATCTCCTTAATAGAGGAGCAGGAACATGTAGAAATTGACTACACACTTGAAAAGATTACAGAAGAGAAAACCGCTTAGGCGGTAGAAAGGAGGTGGACAAGCATGATTTTTGGGAAATTATTAAACAAAGAGGGAAAGGTAGAGCAGTATGAGAAGAGAGAAGCACTTGCAAATGTCATTCCGTTTAGACCGAAAAGAGGGTTAGAAGATTTGCAGCTGATTGATATCTCACGACCAATAAAAAAGAGCGCATGGTCTGCAAACCGGTAACGCGCCCTTATTAAATAATCCAATTACAGGATAAACGAAAATAGGAGGAAAATCAAGATGAAAAAATGGGAATTTAATGATGATATACCGGCAGATGAGGCAGTAGCTGATTCGAGCGGTAGAGCGGTACATCAATAGTTTTAACAATGGCGAATATATGACAACAACCGAGAAAACAATGTTGGCAATTCTTGGAATAGAAAAAACAGAGGAGGAAGAACAATAATGGCAAATTTATATGAAATTAACGAGTCGATTGTAGCGGCATTTGAAAGAGGAATCGATGCGGAAACAGGGGAAATTCTCAGTGAAAAGGCACTTGAAGAGTTAGCTAAACTAGAAATGGAGCGTGATGAGAAGGTTGAGGGAATCGCTTTGTGGATTAAGAATCTCCTAGCGGATGCGGAGGTGCTTAAAAAGGAAAAAGAGGTATTTGCACAGCGCCAAAAGGCAGCGGAAAACAGAGCGGCATCCCTTAAAAAATACTTAGCAGGCGCACTTGCAGGGCAGAAATTTGAGACAAGCAAGGTAAAAATCGCCTTCCGGAAGTCGGAAAGTGTGGAAGTTACGGATATTTCAAAGATAGATGATGATTATCTTAAATATGCGGAGCCGACAGCTGATAAGACAAAAATCAAAAAAGCTCTGAAAGAAGGGATTGATTTGCAGGGAGTGCGGCTTGTTGAAGGGAAAAATATTCAGATTAAGTAGGAGGAAGTTATGAAGAGAGATGGGAAAATTCATATTCCAGCAAGAAGAAAGGAATATGCGAAAGGTCAACCAGTGATTCGAATTTCGGATGATGCGTACAATGCACTGGTTGATATTTACAACGAAAGTACGCTGTCAATGAAAGAACTGGCTAGCTTAATTATTTTAGAATCAGTAGATCGCGTGGTATTCGATAAGGAGGATTAGAAGATGAGTAAAGTAATTTGCATTATGGGAGAATCAGGATCCGGAAAAACAACAAGCATGAGAAATTTAGATCCAAAGACAACAATGTATCTGGATTGCGACAAGAAGGGGTTGTCATGGAAGGGGTGGCGAGATCAATACAATTCGACGAATCAGAATTACATTAAAACAGATTTCGCACAAGTTGTGCAGCAGACGCTTCAGAAAATTGATAAGGGGGAAAAGTGGCAGCATATTAAAGTAGTCGTTGTGGATACCATCAATGGTCTCATGATGCTGATGAAATGCGTAGAAGTAAAGAGAAAGGGTACGACAAGTGGGTGGACCTTGCAGCGTGTGTGTGGGATTTGGTGAATGAGGCATACGAATATCGGGATGATCTGACAGTTATTTTCACTGCTCACACGCAGACAGACCACGATGAAAATGGGTACATGTTTACTAGAATCAAGACATCCGGAAAGAAATTGGACAAGATTGTGTTGGAAAGTAAATTTACAACTGTTCTACTTAGCAAATGTGTAGATGGGCAGTACAAATTTGAGACGCAAGCCAACAACAGTACTGCAAAATCACCTTTTGGAGCATTTGAGCAGATGGAAATTAATAACGACATCGTAGAAGTAATTAAAGCATTGGAGGAATTTTAAATATGAGAAAGCCAAATAATTTTGATAATACAAAAGCGCAGGGAGATTTTACTCCGGTAGAACTTGGAGGACATATCATGGTAATTAAGGATGTTACGGAGATGAAGTCCAAGAATGGGAAAGATATGATCAGAATTTCTTTCGATTTCGCAAAAAATGATAAGCAGCCAGGATACTTTGAAAAAATGTTTAGAGATGATATCAGACCGGATAAAAAATGGCCAAATCAAGCGACTCAGTACATCTTGACAGAGGATGCTGATGGAAATTGTAGCAGGTCATTTAAAACATTCATTACTTGCGTAGAGCATTCCAACAAAATGGAAGTGCAATGGGGAGACAACTTCGAGCAACAGTTTAAAAATAAAGCAATTGGTGGAGTGTTCGGACCGCAAATGGATTATTACAACGGAAAAGAAATCGAGAAAAGAGTTCTTAGATGGTTTACGTCTGCTGACAAGGTAAAAGATGCACAAGTGCCGGATATGTCGGAAACACAAGCATATAAGAATCATCTTAACGGATATCATCCAAATTCAACTTCCGCAGGGGATGGATTTATGAATATTCCTGATGGAATCGATGAAGAACTTCCGTTTGCATAGAGGTGAAATAAATGGATATACAAATTGACAGCCGAGAAAAGGCAAGAGCAATCAGGAAAATTGTGAAGACTTTTGATGAGAGTGGAGTGAAATACTTTTTTAGTAAGTTATTAGTTGGGGATTACATGTCTTTGGACAATCCCCGGCTGATCATTGACAGAAAACAAAACCTACAGGAGCTTTGCGGAAATGTTTGCCAGCAACATGAAAGGTTTAAGAGAGAGCTGCTTAGAGCAATGGATGCGGGAATACAACTCATTATATTGGTTGAACACGGACAAGGCATAAATAACATCGAAGATGTTTATTTTTGGAAGAATCCGCGGAAACACGAAGTACGCTTCCGAACCGTAAATGGAAAAAGGGAAAGATATGTGGTGTCAGCTAAGGCGGTGGATGGTGATCAGCTTTATAAATCTCTTTGTACCATCAGAGATCGATACAATGTGAGGTTCGAATTTTGCGAGAAAAAAGACACCGGAAAGAAAATCATTGAATTGTTAGGCAGGAAAAATGAATAAGGAAGAGATTAAGAAAACATACAGTATGAGGGAAATTGCAGAGCGGTACGGATTCCAAGTGGATCGGGCGGGATTTATTCACTGCCCATTCCACCAAGGGGATCGGGGAGCATCATTGAAAATCTATCAGGATAGTTTTCATTGCTTTGGGTGCGGGGCAAATGGAGATATATTCACGTTTGTTCAAATGATGGACCGGGTTGATTTTAAAGAGGCTTTTCAAAGTCTTGGAGGGACTTATGATAAGCCAACATTTCACTCGAAGCTGGCTGTATACCGGAGTAAAAAGAAAGCAGATCAGCGGAAAAAAGAACAAGATAAACTTAAAAAAAGAAGAGAGCTTAATAATGTACTGATTGATGTGTATCGCGACTATATGAATCGATCAGAGCCATTCAGCGAGACTTGGTGTGACTGCTACAATGCTCTGCAATATCAGTTATACCTGCATGATATTTTAAACAGTGAGGAGGTGAGAATGTGAAAGAGATGAGCGAATTTGATGCGGACAGCATATTGGATGATGAAGTTTTCATCGAGCTGTTTGAGATGGAAGATCCGATTCTCCGGTCAAAAACAAAAGTCCAGCTTACCAGAAGAGCTAAACAGCTAGGAGTTAAGTCGGATTTTGAAGAAATAATGAAAGGGTACTACCAGGCAGATCGAGAAATGAAAAGGCAGGAGCAGGAAAATAGAACTGTCTGCACAGTGGATAATTACACCAATTTCACGGGACCTCATGATCGGATGTATTGCGGTGCATGGATAGCAGATGATCGAGGAGTCTTTGCTCAGAATTCCGGAAGAGTTGATGAGGTAGCCTGCTATCACCCGATTCTGCCAGTGGAGAGGCTGCGTAATCTCGAGACTGGAGAAGAGCAGATCAAGTTGGCATACAAACGAAATAATCAATGGCAGGACATTGTTGTGCCAAAGACAATGATTACATCGGCGAATAAGATTGTGGCGCTGTCCGGAAGAGGAATATCTGTCACATCAGAAAATGCAAAGCTGTTGGTCAAGTATCTCGCTGACGTGGAAAATGGAAATGATGACTACATAGATGTGCAATACTCCACAAGTAAGCTAGGATGGATTAACGATCAGTTTATCCCCTATGATACAGACATTATCTTTGATGGTGATAATCGCTTCAAACAAGCTTTTGAGAGTGTTTCAGATCATGGAAGCTTCGATGTGTGGCTAAGGCATGTCCGGGAGCTTCGAGCATCTGGCAGGATGGAAGTGAAATTTCTATTAGCCGCATCATTTTCCAGTGTATTAGTGCAAGTTCTTGGCGGGCTCCCGTTTTTCGTGGACTTATGGGGAGAAACAGAGGAGGAAAGACAGTATCTTTGATGGTCGCTGCTTCTGTGTGGGCGAATCCAGATGAGAGTAGGTATATTGGAAATTTTAAAACTACGGATGTTGCACTGGAGTCAAAAGCAGATATGCTGAATCATCTCCCAATGTTTTTGGATGATACAAGTACGGTCTCAGCGAGAATCAGGGACAATTTTGAAGGAATTGTTTACGATCTGTGTTCCGGGAAAGGGAAGAGCCGGTCTAACAAAGAACTTGGAATCAATCGAGAAAACCGCTGGAGAAACGTGATGATCTGCAATGGAGAACGGCCATTAAGCAGTTATGTCAATCAAGGTGGAGCAATTAACAGAATCTTAGAGGTCGAGTGCGGTGAGAAAATATATCAAGATCCACAGAAGACGGCAGAAACAGTGAAGAAAAATTATGGACATGCAGGGAAAGAGTTTGTGGAGATTATAAAGGAACTCGGTGAGGACGAGATTCGTTCTATTCAGAAAGAATTTCAAAAACAACTTTTAGATACGGACAAGATGCAGAAGCAGAGTATTTCGCTTTCTATCGTTCTTACAGCAGATAAAATAGCCACAGACTATATCTTTAAGGATGGGCAATATATTTCCGTGGAAGAGGCGAAAAAGGTGCTTATAGACCGAAACGAGCTTTCAGACAATGAGCGCTGCTATCATTTCATCCAGGACAAGGTGGCAATGAATGGACATCGGTTTGATGCAATGACGAACTGCGAAAAGTGGGGAATTGTTGAGAATGGATATGCAATATTTTACAATTCTGCGTTTGACCAGATTTGCAAAGATGGTGGATTTTCTAAAAAATCTTTTCTTTCGTGGGCGGCGAAGAAAGGAATTATCCAGCAGGACAGCAAAGGAAATCATACAAAGCAGAAGAAGATTGACGGGAAAAACTCGAGGTGTGTGTTCTTACAACTGAATCCGGAAGAAAATGTGGATGATGATGGATTCGCGAGCATCGATGAGACACAAGAGGAGTTGCCATTTCAATAAAAAAGGTAGCAAAGTAACAAGGTAACAACGGAAAAACGCGCTATATATAAGAGCGTTTTGTGTGAGAAATCCAAGAAATATGAAATCCTTATATAGGGTAAAAATCATTGTTACTTTGTTACCATAGCTTGAAAAGCCGTCAACCATGCGGGTTTAAGTAGGTAGCAAGCGTTTGTTACTAATACGAAATATTTGATACTTTGTTACGAAAAGGAGTAAATATGCACGAAAAAATAACAGATATTCAAAATTCTTTCTGGAAAGCCTATAAGGACTTTAGAGAGAATCAAGATTATAAACAGTATAACGCATCAATCAAGGCGATCGCTAAGAAATATCAGTCAGACAAAGAGATGCTTGATTTTATAAAATCCTTATTAATTGCATGGACTCCGGTAATTAATTTATGGAAGGAGTGATCCTATGCTATGGATGGCAGTGACTGCAGATCGATTTGAGCCGCCTCTCTGCGTGGAAGAATCAGCACTCTCTTGGCAAGAAGATTGCATACTACGGAATCAACGATACGAAGTAGGAGATCGAGGCAGAACAATGGAAAGATATGCGGATACAAGATAGTGGCAGTAGAGGAGGAAAGATAAATGGTAGAGATTAAATTACAGGATGGATATTTTATCGAGGTGGATCCATTAAATTACACATTGAGACAGAGATATTCCGGGAAGACAAAGGATGGCGAGGAGAAAGAATCCATTAGAACACATGGATATTACGGAAGTATCCGGCAAGCGGTGGGCAGATACATAACTCTTTCTCAGCTTGACTTTATGGACGGTATGAGCGTCAATCTGAAAGAACATGTTGATCTAATTGAAAGACTTAATAAATCAGCTGTACAGAGGATTGAGAGTGCTGTCGGGAGGCATCCGAAAGAATGAAGAGTAGTGCTATGAAAAAAAAGGAACTGGCTCCCGAAGATGCGAAGTTATGCGCTAATTGCGGCAAGGTGCTGATCGGAGAGTATGATTATGTGAAAACAAAGAGAGGGACAGAGATGTATTTCTGTAAAGGTTTGAGGTGTGGGAGAGCGAAGAAAAGATAAGGAAGATCATACATGGTGGGAAGAGCCGTGCAGTTCTTTTTGGGAAGAAGTAGAGCGTAGGATGGGAAAGAATAGAAGAAGTAAAGATAAGAGGTGTAAACATGGGAAAATGTAAATTACTAAGTATATGCCCGCAAGGCGACCGGTGCTGTATAGAGTGCCAGTATAACGATGTTTGCAATATGCAGTGCGCAGACGCGGATGAGTACGAGTATTGTGTGGAGTGTCCGGAGTATGAGGAGGAGCAATACATGGACGAGAAGAAAGTTAGAGAAGCAATATATTGCATGAAATCATTTGCAGACGATACAGTGTGCGAAGAGTGCGATAACTATGATAGATGTGACCATACAATGGCTGCCAATAATGCCAGAACAGCAATCGAAGCATTGGAAAAGCAGTTAGCAATAAAACCAAAAGAGGTTGTTGGCGGAATATACAGAGAGTTTTATGAATGCAAAAATTGCGGCAGTGAAATAGAGCCTCTCGACATTTATGAAGATTATTGCAAATGGTGTGGACAGAGGCTTGACTGGACGGAAAGTTAGACAAGGTTTATACAAGATTCAAACAAGAGTTGAGAAATTGAGTTATGAGTTGATATACGATGTTGTGACAGCATGGAGATTAAAGACAGAACCATATATCAAGAATCCAAAATAGACACACCTTTTGCATTATAAGCAGCCTGAAGGAATGTATGTATCATATCAGTGGTCATCACCATTCCTTCGGGAATTTGAAAAGAAAAGGGATTGTCTGGAATGGAAAGAAATTCCTGGTATAAAAGAAAAGTTTCATAAGATTCATATTTTTGATAATTCATAGAAATGCCTCCTTAGATAAAAAAGAATTGATAAGCCAATTATAACATTTAAGGAGCACATGGTAAAGGAGTAAGAAAAACCAAAACAGCATATTATAAAGTATCATGGGAAAGAATGGAGAGAATAAAATGATAGAAGTAATATTTGCAGTAATGCATCTTATTGGAGTAGGGATGATTCTTTTGGTGACGTTGTTCTTTGGCATACTTGCATGGTCCGCTAGAGACGAAAGGGAGTGAAGAGATGGAGCATAGAAGAAACCGCAGGCAGATGAAGAGGGATCAGGAGCAGCACTATGACGAGATGGAAAGTCATAAAGCTCCAGATAATGCCGTGAAAGCATTTAAACGTCCGGCATATCAAGAGTATAGTGTAAAACAATGTCTGAGAAAATGGGGAGTTGATTTGAGTGGGAAGATTAAGGAGAAAGGGGATTGATGCCGGTGGACAAGCAAAGACTGAAAAGCATAAGGCTAATAAGGAGCGGTTAAAACGGCTGGAAGAGAAGATGCAAGATCTATGCAGCACGGAAGCAGAGGAAGTGATGGGGAAGGTTCGAGGATCAAGCAAAGATTTCCCTTACACCGAAGTCAGGACATCAGTGGTAATGGCTGATCCTTACGAGCAGGAGAAGATTAACAAGCAGATCAGAAAGAAAGAAGCTGAAAGAATGCTGCTAAAAGCAGAAGTTGATGAGGTGGATGAGTACATAGAGGCAATAGGAGATCCGGAGATTAAGGAGATATTTGAGCTGGCATTTGTGGAAGGGAAGAAGCAGAGAGAAATTGGAGAGAAGCTGAACATTGACAGAAGTTATGTTTCTAAAAAAATCGATGAATATTTGAAACTTTCACACTTTTCACAAAAGTAATATGTTATAATTATTCTAGAATGATTGTATCTAATCATTCACTCTCACAAGTTTTAAATTAGGCTCACGAGAAAGTGTCTTGACGAAAGTTAGGGCACTTTTATTGTATATTTTATGTTGCCTATGTACTATATGTAGTACTGTACAATTAACTAAAAATGTGATATGGTTAAAAAAGAAAAATATAGTAAAAAGAGGACAATATGAGTTTAAAAAAGAGTACAAAAGAGAGAATTAAAAAGTACATATTGGAAAAAATAGAAATAGGAGATAATTCAATTGTCAAAACAACGGCGGAAAATTTTAATGTTTCTTTAACTACGGTTTACAGATATATCGGAGAATTATGCAATGAAGGATTAATTAAGAAAAAGGGTAGACGATATATACTGGAGGAGTCAGAAACAATAAAGACATATCGGTTGGATGAACAATTAGAAGAAGACAAAATTTTTGATGATATTGTAGAAGGCGCTATAAAATCCCTACCAAGTAATGTTTATAAAATTTGGCAATATGCGTTTACTGAAATGATGAACAATGCAATAGATCACTCTAATGCAAGTGAGATAACTGTGTATGTTGCGCACAATTATTGTACCACAAAGATTTTGATAGATGATAATGGCATCGGTATATTTGAAAAAATCAGAGAATACTGCGGATATGATTGTTTGGATGATGCTGTGAATGAGCTTTTCAAAGGAAAATTGACAACAGATTCAGAAAATCATACCGGAGAGGGTATTTTCTTCACATCTAGAATGATAGAAAATTTTGGAGTTTTATCTGGTGGAAAGATTTTTACACACAATACGCATTTTGATATCATTAGGGATGTGGAATCTATTGCATCATTGGAAAAAATGAGAGATAGAAAAGGAACTGTAGTAATAATGGTAATGCCGAATGATAGTAGAGTGAATATAACGGAGGTGTTTGATATGTTTTCGGATGTAGATAATGGTTTTATAAAGACACATATTCCATTGAAAAACATATTTACAGATGGTTTTCCTGTATCACGGTCACAGGCAAAGCGCCTATGCGCAAGATTTGAAGAATTTGAAGAGGTTGTTTTAGATTTTGATGGAATTGATGATATAGGTCAAGGATTTGCACATGAGTTATTTGTGGTTTTTAAAAGGAAACATCCGAGTGTGATTTTTGAAATTGTTAATGAAAATGAAGATGTAAAAAGATGATAGCACATGTGGGAGCGAGCAATACAGTAAGGTATACATCTTGCTCAATCAAAAAATAAAATAGAATTGTAATCAATGGCACTCCGGGGTGCTTTTTATGTATAAGCATATAAAATGCAGGAGCGTGATATGAGGAAGTTTTATGAGAGTAAGCGATGGAGAAAGAAAAGGGAACATATATTAAGACGCGACTCATATCAATGCCAAGAGTCAAAGAGATACGGGAAGTATGCAGAAGCAACGACAGTACACCATATCTATCCACTGGAAGAGTATCCAGATCTTGCATTAATGGACTGGAATCTCATCAGTATGTCTGCAGCGCAGCATGACCGGATGCATGATAGGAAGACAGATAAGATTACGGCTGCTGGATTGTATTGGCAGAGGAAAAGAAGAAGGGAGTTTGAAGCATGGAAAAAATTAAGATGTATAAACTTAAATGGGCAGGAAAAGTAGATGAGAGTACAAAGGAAGTTGCTGCAATATTGGAAGAAATAGTAAAGACGTGTGTTAATAGCTACGCATGCGGGTACGATTCTTGGAACGTGATGTCGAATTGTCTTGGAGAGATTTTTATATCAATCGTTACGATAAGAAAGGATTCAGCATCAGACATGGTTAAATGGATGGAAGAGAAAGCCGGAATAAACTTGAAGATGAAAGAGATTGAGGTATCCCCCCTCCCTTTTGAAAATTAAGAATGTCTCAGGAGAATCGGGAGAGAGGACTCTTTCCAATAGCGCGGGATTCTGAAAATAAATTTTCCGGCAGGATAGGAGGTGAGAATAGATGGCAAGATACATACCGCAAAGGCAGACGATTATTGACAGGACAGTCAAGTATATGAAAGAACTGGGAACCTATAAAGTGCAGTATAAACAGGTGATTGAGATCTACGCAGACATGATCTATCAGTATAATGTCTTAAGTAAACAGTTTGAAGAGTCTGGATATGAAGTGATTCTGGACACAGAGAAAAGCGGGGGTAAAAAAAGCCCTATTCTCGTGAGTCTTGAAAACCTCCGAAAAGACATAGGGACATATTCTGACAGACTGATGCTGAATGCCAAAACGTATAATGCAGAGATTGAACAGCCGAAAAAAGAGAAATCTGCATTTGCATTATTACTAGAAAAACAGCAAGGGAAGTAAATGGACTTATCCCATATTAACAGTTCGCATTTCGATACGGCTGTGCGTTATGCGGAGGATATCGCAAGCAAGAAAGTCTTAGCGAATGTAGACAGAGTGCTTGCGTGCAAGAGATTTCTGGCAGATTTGGAACGCGACGATTTAGAGTTTCGCAGTGATCAATTCGATTTCGTAATTGATTTGATCGAGGGGACTATCCACCACGTACAAGGCGAGGACAAGAATGGAGTCAGCTTTAAAGGAACTCCAATGCTATTGACTGATTGGCAGAAGTTTGTCTGTGTAAACTTATTTGGATTCTTTCGAAAAGGAACAGATATCCGGCGTTTCAATGAAGCGCTTATTTTTTGCCAAGAAAACAGGGAAAAACATCTTTTAGTGCTGCGCTTGCAGAAGCAAAAAGCATTCTGGACAGAGGGTCTGGAGCAAAGACATATATTGTTGCAAACTCTGTAAAACAGACAATGGAGAGTTTTGGATTTTTGGTAGATAATGTTGAAACTTTGCGTGGAGATGTTGATAAGCTAAGAATCCGAAACAATAACCAAGAACATTCTATCAGTATTGATTTTGGAGACGGTACTGCTGAAATGTATGCGATCGCCAACCAAGAAGATAAGTTGGACTCTTTAAACTGCAACTGTCTGATTCTGGACGAGCTGCATTCTTGGAAAAGAGCCGGGGCAAAAAAATATATTTTAATGAAAAATGCCATGAAGCATATAGAAACAAATTGTTGATTGGTATTTCTACTGCCGGAGATATTCCAGATGGATTTCTTGCGAACAGAATCAAAACTCTACATGAAGTCTTAAATGGAACGATTACAGATAAGGCATACGATTCCTATTTTATTTTTAATTGCAAGCAGATCAGGATAAAGAGGGGAATGTTTTAAACAGCAAAGGAGAGATCACGACACTAGACGATCCAGAAGTACTGCAGATGTGTACGCCGTCCATTGGAGTTACTGTTACAGTAGATGAACTTTTGGATGATGCAGCGCAGGCAATGAATGAGCCGCAGTTGAGAGCAGAATATTTGAATAAGACATTAAATATCTTTACAAATGCTCTGAACGCATACTTTGATATTAACGAATTCAGATCATCTGATGATGAATATAACTGGTCGTTGGAAGAACTGGCAAAACTGCCGATCACATGGTATGGAGGTGCCGACTTATCAAAACTTCACGATTTAACAGCCGGCGCAATCTACGGAACATACAAAGATGTCGACATCTGCATCACACACGCTTTCTTTCCAAGGGCTGCTGCAATTAAAAAAGCTGACGAAGATGGTATCCCATTGTTTGGTTGGGAAGAAGACGGATGGCTGACAATGAGTAATACAGCGACAGTGCTTCCAGATGATATTGTGAATTGGTTTATCTCTATGAAAAAGATGGGATTCAAAATAAAGATTGTAGGGTTCGATAAGAAATTCGGACGAGAATTTTTCTTAAAAATGAAAAAGTCTGGGTTTAGAATACAGGATCAGCCGCAGTATTTCTATGTGAAATCCGAGGGATTCCGACATATCGAAGTAAAAGTAAAGAATAAGAAGTTTTATTATCTACATTCGGACGCTTTTGAATATTGCGTGCAGAACGTAAGGGCAATTGAAAAAGTGGATGACATGATCCAATATGAAAAGGTAGACGGAGACGGCGGCGTAAGACGAATTGACTTGTTTGACGCCGGCGTCTTTTCATGTTGCCAGATGTTGGCGGACATGGCGCTTGGAAATGTAGCGAATAAATGGCTGAAGAGAGAATAGGTGAGAGAATGGCTATAAAAACAGAATGCGAAATCCTTTATTTATGTGATGGGAAAAGATGCGAGAAATGTAGTGGAGATTGCAAACATACGACTGATATATCTCATGCTAAAAATAAGGATGATTTTATTAACAGAAAAGATACTTGCCTTGGAAGAGCTGAAAACGGGAGACTGATTTTTGCAGAAGACGAAGAATAGGAGGCTGAAATGGCAAAGAAAAAGAAGCAGAAAAGTATCAGATCAGAACCACAGAATAAAGTATTTGTGTATCAGGGAGCTACGTTCTCTGATTTTTTATTGCCGTCAGGGTATACAACGCTGGCGCAGAATCCGGAAATTCGGGCGGCGTGTCAGAAAATTGCTGATCTGGTTTCCGGTATGACAATCCATTTAATGGAGAATGGCCCTCATGGAGATATCCGGATTAAAAATGAGCTATCACGGAAAATTGACATTAATCCGTATTCGCTGATGACGAGAAAAGCGTGGGTTTACAACATTGTTTACTCAATGCTCTTGCCGGGCGATGGAAATGCAGTCGTCCTGCCTGTGATGAGGGATGGGTATATTGACGAGTTGATTCCATTGAAGCCATCCATGACAAGCTTTGAAGAGACTCCGACAGGATACAAGATAATCTACGGCAGTGAGGAATATGATCCAAGCGAAGTACTACACTTTGCAATCAATCCCAATCCAGAATATCCTTGGAAGGGTACAGGCTACAGACTTGCATTAAAGGATATTGCATCGAATTTGAAACAGGCAAATGCAACTAAGAAATCCTTTATGAGTGGTCAATATATGCCGAACATCATCGTGAAAGTAGATGCAGCTACAACAGAGCTTGCCAGCGAAGCAGGAAGAAAACAGATAAAAGAAAAATATTTGAAAGAATCGAAACCGGGCGAACCATGGATAATACCTGCAGAGCTGTTAGAGGTGTCTGAGGTTAAGCCACTATCTCTAAAAGATATCGCAATTAATGAATCGGTTGAGATTGATAAGAGGACGGTTGCATCACTTTTGGATGTACCGCCTTTTTTCTTGGGGGTTGGGAGCTTTAATAAGGACGAATATAACAACTTTGTCCGGACTAGGGTAAAGTCGATTGCGGATGTTTTCCAGCAAACACTTACGAAAGGATTAATCCAGAGTCCGCATTGGTATTTTAAGTGCAACTCCAAAAGCTTGATGGCTTATGACACTAAGGAGCTTGCGGAAATTGGCATGAACCTATATATTCGAGGAATTTATACGGGAAATGATGTGCTGAATTTGATAGGAGACTCTCCGAAAGATGGATTGAATGATCTGATTATCCTCGAAAACTTTATTCCTCAGGGAATGATTGGAGAGCAGAAGAAATTAAGGCGGGAGGTGATGAATAGTGGAGCGAAATAAAGAAAATTTAACAAGATCGTGGAAAGCAGAATTTGAAACGCGGGAAGCGGAGGATGGTAAGAAAACAATTTCTGGCTATTTCGCTGTGTTTAATTCTGAACAGAATTGTGGCCGGGGGCTTATGAAGAAATTGCGCCGGAAGCGTTTAATAGCACCATGAGCAATGATATTCGAGCACTGACAAACCATGACGATACACTCGTTCTAGGTAGAACCAAAGTAGGGACTTTGCGCCTCAGAACCGATACAAGAGGTCTTTGGGGAGAAATTGTTATTAATGAAAATGATTCAGACGCAATGAACCTGTATGAGAGAGTGAAACGAGGAGACGTGGATCAGTGCTCGTTCGGTTTTAATATTGTGCGTGAGGAAACAGACTGGCGTGATGACGGAACTGTGAAGTGGACAATCCGAGAAGTTGATCTGCATGAAGTGTCTGTATGTACATTCCCAGCTTATGAGGATACAGGCGTGCAGGCGAGGCACGCACAAGTGGAACAGTACCAACAGAAACAGATGGAACAGTGGCGAAGTAATGCTACAAAGAGATTGAAAGGAGAAAAGTAATGGCTTTAAGACAGTTGATGCTTGCGAAACAGATTGCAGGCAAAGAAAAAGAATTGGAAGAAATGCGTGGAAAAGACGCAGATTTTGAAACAAGAGAAAAAGAACTGGAAACATCCATCGAAGAAGCGAATACGGAAGAAGAGCGCTTGGTTGTGGATGACGAGATTACAAAGTTCACAGAAGAAAAAGAAGCTCACGAAGAAAGAAAAAGTGACCTTGAAACAGAAATTGAGGAGCTGCGTGGGAAAATGAAGGAATATGAAAAAACACCGGAAAGAAGGAGGAAGAAAAAAGAGATGGGCAGAAGAAATGAAGAAGAAATTGAAGAGACAAGAAGTGCAATCAATGCATTTGTGAAATCAAAGGGTCAAGTAAGAACAGAAGGATTTAAAGAAGTGGAAGCGGGCATCCTAATTCCGGTTGAAATTCTTGCTCCGCAAGAGAAACCAGAGGATGTTGTAGATCTTAAAAATTATGTAAAAAATGTGAGCGTCAACAGTTCCTCTGGAAAATATCCTGTGATTGCGAAAGCAGGAACAAAAATGAGTACAGTTGAAGAGTTGGAGCAGAATCCGGCACTCTCAAGACCTAAAATTTCGAATATTGACTACAGTATCGCAACGAGAAGAGGGTATATTCCGATTTCTCAGGAAGCGATTGATGATGCCGATTACGATGTTACAGGTCTTATTAGAGATGAGATCAATGACCAGTCTAGAAACACAAGAAATGCTGACATCGCAACGGTATTGAAGAGCGCAACGCCAAAAAGTGTTACAGGTCTAGATGGATTGAAAGATTTAGTGAATAAAGAAATCAAAAAAGTATATCCTGTAAAATTCATTGTTTCAGCTTCTCTGTACGCAGAGTTAGACAAGTTAAAGGATACGAATGGAAGATATCTGCTGCAAGATTCCATTACTTCTTCAAGCGGAAAGATGTTGCTTGGTAGAGAGGTGATTATTTTGGATGATGAAATGATTGCAGGTAAAGGAGAACTGAAGGGATTTGTTGGAGATCCGAAATCATTCTGTGCTTTTTTTGATCGCGAACAGACAAGTGTTGAATGGGTAGATAATCAAATTTACGGAAAATTACTTGCAGGTATTGTACGGTATGATGTTAAGAAAGCAGATGGGGATGCGGGATTCTATATCACATACTCGCCGGTGGGGTAATTCCCGCTGACGATACTGCCTTAATTGGCAGCGGGAAAGTTGGAAAGGCAAAAGTAGGTAAATCAAAGTAGAGGAGTGAAAATATGGCATATTCAAAGAAAACATGGGTTGACAGTGAAGTTATTACGAAAGAGGCAATGAATAATATTGAAAATGGTGTTGCTACTGCAAGTGCCGGAATCCCATCGAATGCAACGAAAGCGAAAGCCGGACTAGTGAAACAGGCAGCGTTAGTGCCAGAGGCTGTGGGAGAGAACGTGACAAAAGCGGAGTTTAAAGCTTTACTGGATGCACTGAAGGCAGCGGGATTATGCTAATTCGTAAGGGTGATGGAGTTGAATAAAATAATATTGCAATTATTGAAGTCTAGATTAGGAATCTCTACTGAAAGTAAGGATGCAATCCTGTATGCGATTATAGATGGCATACTAGATGAGTGCGAAAATGTTCGTGGAATTCAACTAGAAGAGAAACGATACAGCGATATTCTACTTGTTCTTGATTGGGCCACTTGGAAATATAATCACCCAGACGAAGGTATTATGCCGAGAAGTATACAATTTAGGATTCATAATCTGATGGTTAAGGCGGTGAACAATGAATCGAACATGGGATGAGAAAGTGGTGTTGATATCTTCTGTTAGATATGTAGAAGATGAAATCGGTCAGCAAATTCCGGACGAAACAGAGCAGGAAGTTTGGTGCTGCAGAGATCAAATATCTCGGAATGAATTCTACCTTGCTGGACAGAACAATATGGAAATATCAGAAGTTCTGATTGTGCATCCTTATGAATATGAAGGACAAAGATATATCCGATTCCGTGGAAAGAAACTGAAAGTGGTGAAAACATATCAGATTAGCATGGAAGAGTTGGAATTGACTTGTACGGAAGGGGTTGAAAAATGAGCGAGAGCGTAAGCGCTGATAAACTTGCAGCAGAGATTATGCGGCAGATGAGAGAGTATACAGAAGAGGCAAAGAAAACCACACAGAAGGTTGCGAAGAGTGTATCTGGAAAAGCTGTAAAAAAATTAAAAGAAAATAGTCCGAAAAGCGAGAATGGCGGTACTTATGCGAAAAACTGGACAAGGACGACCGATAAATATGGAATTACGATATACAATAAATCTCCAACATATCGTCTGACGCACCTTTTGGAAAAAGGGCATCAATTAAGAAGGGGTGGCAGGAAGATTGGAAAAGTGCAAGCATATCCTCACATTGAAGGCATAGAACAGGAAGGTATAAAAGAGTATCTGGAAGAACTGGAAAGGAGACTGTGAAATGACATTGCCAGAATTGAAAGATCAACTGAAGGCTCTAAATCTTCCGATTGCGTATCGCTGTTTCGCAGTCGGTCAGGTGCCAGAATTACCGTATATTGTATACTATGCGGACGAAGATATTAGATTTTACGCTGATGACACTGTGTACTATGAAGGATATGCCGTCACGATCGAAGTGTACACGGGTCGAAAAGATTTGCAATTAGAGAAAAAAGTAAAGGAACTATTAAACGAGAATGAACTCCCGTATGAATCATACGAGAGTTTTTTAGATTCTGAAAATATGTATTTGAAAGCATATGAGATTGAAATATAGGAGGTTGGAACATGGCGGTACAGAAAGAAAACAAAGTAGAGTTTGGTTTGCGCAACTGTTACTACGCAGTTGCTACGATCGGAGATCTCGGAAAAGTAGAATATGGAACACCGAAGAAATTGCCAGGAGCAGTAAGTATTACATTTGACAAAAGCGGTGACTTGGTTCGCTTCAAGGCAGATGATATCGATTACTATACGAGTGCGAATAATCAGGGGTATGAAGGTAGCTTAAATTTAGCAAGAGTGCCAGATGAATTCCGGATCGAGGTTCTGAAAGAGAAAAAGACAACAAAAGGTGTGTTACAGGAAAATTCGGATGCACAGCCTGCAAACATTGCACTTATGTTCGAGTTCCAGGGGGATGCGAAAGCAACAAAGCATCTGTTTTATTTCTGCACGGTAAACCGTCCGTCTGTATCAAGTACGACAAAAGATAGTGGAGAACCAAACACAGTAGAGCTTGCACTCGCAGCAACACCGAGACCGGGAGATAATCTTGTAAAAGCATCTACAACGGCAGAAACAGACGAGACAGAATACAAGAATTGGTATACAAAGGTATATGAAGATGCGGGGGAATAATTCCCGCTGACGATGTAGCCTTAATTGGCAGCGGGAAAGTTGGAAAGGCAAAAGTAGGAAAAGCGGAATAAATCGGGCGGTTTATTTGCCGCCCTTAATGGAGGAAGAAGATGGAGAAAACAATTTACATCGATAGAAAAGCAGTGAAATTGAAATCAACGGCAGCTTTACCGAAAAGATATAAAGCACAGTTCGGCAGAGATTATTTTGCAGACTTGATGAAAATAGCAAAAGTTTTCGGAAGAGGCACAAGAAAAAATATCGGGATCAATGATATTTCATTTACATCACTCGACCATATGGATATGGAAGTATTTTACGATATTATCTGGACAATGGCAAAGACGGCAGACCGAACAATTCCAGACCCATTGGAATGGCTGGATGGATTTGAAGTGTTCCCACTCAATGAAATCATGGGAGAGGTAAAAGATTTGCTTACAGATACAATGCCAGCGAGTAAAAAAAAATAAATGATAAAGATTCGTCCAGTGGAGAAGCGTTCACGAATGAATCTTTTTTTTTATGTTTGCAGACAAGTTGGACTGACAAGTGAAGATATGGAAGAAATGACCATTGGTGATTGTTTGGACTATGTGCAGGAGTATATTGATAATCAGAAAAAGGATGAAAAGCCGACTGCGAGAAAAGCAACACAGGAAGATTTTGATAATTTTTAACGGAGGTATGAAGTGGCGAATAAGAAAATAAAAGGAATCACAATAAAATTCGGTGCGGATACAATGGCGCTCGATAAGGCTTTAAAAGATGTAGATAAAACATCCAAAAGTCTTGGAGGAGAATTGAAATCTGTAAATAGATTATTGAAGTTCGATCCAAAGAATACGCAGTTGCTTGCGCAGAAACAAGAGCTTCTAAACGAACAGATCGGGAACACAAATAAAAAACTGGATGCGCTGAAGCAAGCACAAAGTGAAGTTGAGAAAAGGTTTAAATCAGGAAATCTTGGAGTAGATGAATATCGAGAGTTTCAGAGAACAATCGCAAATACAGAGCAAGATTTAAAATCTTATACATCGCAATTGGAAAAATTAAATGATGTATCTGGAAAAGTGGCAGGTAAAATACAAAATGCAGGAGAATCTGTTCAGAAAATTGGTGGAAAGGTAAGTGATGCCGGAAAAGCTCTTGCACCATTGAGTGGGGCATTTGCAGGAGCGGGGCTTGCCTCATCGAAAATGAGCATGGATTTCGAGGAAGCAATTGCGAAAGTAAGCACAATTGCAGATGAAACAGAAGTGCCAATCTCTGAGCTAGAAAAAGGAATTATAAACTTGTCAAATCAGACAGGAATAAGTGCAGCAGAAATTGCAGATAACGTATATAACGCAATTTCGGCAGGGCAGAAGACAGTAGATGCACTTGCATTTGTAGAAAAGTCTACGAAACTTGCAAAAGCAGGATTCGCAGATGCCGGAAGTGCTTTGGATGTATTGACCACAATCATGAATGCCTATGGGCTAGAGGCGAGCGAAGTTGGAAAAGTTTCCGATATGCTTATTCAGACACAAAACAAAGGTAAGACGACAGTTGGAGAACTTGCAGCAACGATGGGAAAAATTATCCCGACTGCAAAGGCGAACAACGTAGCGCTAGATCAGATAACGACAGGGTATGTTAAACTGACGTCTAATGGTGTGGCAGCAGCTGAATCTACTACATATATGAACTCCATGTTGAATGAGCTTGGAAAGTCAGGAACAAAAGTTTCGGATTTATTGAAGGAGAAAACAGGGCAATCGTTTGCAGAATTGATGCAATCCGGAATGAGTCTTGCAGATGCTTTAGAAATCGTATCAAATGGAGCAAAAGAGCAGGGACTGGCATTTGGTGATATGTGGGGAAGTGCAGAGGCGGCGAAGGCTGGCTTGTACTTCTTGGAGATGGAGCACAGGGTTTTAATTCAACGCTAGATGAAATGAGAAATTCAGCAGGCGCAACAGAAGAAGCGCTTGGAAAGTTAGAAACGAAATCAGATGCATTTAGAAAAACATTTAATGAGTTGAAAAATGTAATGATTGCGCTTGGAGATGCTTTATTAGAAGTGCTTGCTCCTGTTATAGAAGTAGTGGTAGATAAAGTAAAAGAGTTTTCGAAGTGGTTTTCTGAATTAAATGATGAATCAAAAAAGATCATTGCTGTAGGAACCATTGTTGTAGCGGCGTTGGCTCCCGTATTATTAATTGTAGGCAAAATAATCGGAAGCATCGGAAGCTTGATTAGTATTTTGGGGTCAATAGCAGGAGCGATAGGGGCACCAGCACTGGCGATAATAGGGGCGGTCGCAGCGGTTGCGGGAGCGTTTGCTATTGCGTATGCAAAAATAGAACCATTTAGAGAATTTGTAAATGGGCTGATAGATGACATAAAAAAGTTTGCGGAGAATGTATATAACACATATATAGGTCCTGCTTTAGAGGAAGTCAAAGGTGCATTTGAAGATGCGCTATCAGCAATTACTGGATTTTGGAACGAATACGGAGAGCAAATTTGGGAAGCAGTGCAGAATCTTTTTACTATACTTTCTCCTATTATTTTTGGAGCACTAGAAGGAATAAAGGGATTTGTAGATAGCACAATAGGAAGCTTGCTAAGTACAATACAAATTTTCTGGGAATCTATAAAGGGAATGTTTGAAACTGGTTTCGATATCTTAAAGGGTATTATTAAGGTGTTTACTGGTATTTTTACAGGAGATATGGAAACTATGACAAGTGGAATTGAAGATATTTTCAATGGTTTTTTTGGTAAAATAAAAAATGGATTTCAGGCTTTTGTTGATGTCGTAGAAGGAATTATAAAAGGACTTGCGAATGCAATTTGCGGAACACTTGGTGGTGCGATTAATGGAGTGATTAAAGGGATAAACTGGATTTTGAATGCAGTAGGATCGGATAAATCATTCGATGAATGGAATGTTCCGAAGTTTGCAAAAGGAACAGGAGGACTCCCCAGAGATACTATTGGAGTTGTAAACGACCAGAAGGGGTCTACTTATAAAGAAATGATTATACCGCCAGACGGAAAGCCATTCATCCCGGAAGGGCGTGACGTGGTGCTTCCGATGAAAAAAGGCACAAAAATCATGCCAGCAAATCAGACAAAGAGTTTTCTAGATGGACTTCCGCATTTTGCAAGTGGAATAGGAGATTTCTTTAGTGGTATTTGGGATACGGTAAAAGAATTTAGCGGTAGTGTATGGGATTACCTTAAGAATCCGGGAGATATTGTCAAAATTGCGATTGATAAGTTCGCAGATCTGACAAATGCATTTGAGCCATGGATTACGGTTGCAAAAGGCGCAATTAATACCGTATTTGATAGTGTTGTAGATTTTATTACTGGGATTTTTGATGAAAAGTCGCATGTAAACTACACACCGGGAGCAGGAGTGGAACAGTGGAGAAAACTTGCGGAGCAAGCACTTAGAATGACGAATCAATATTCTGATGCTAATTTGAATTTGCTCTTATATCAGATGCAGACCGAATCTGGAGGAAACCCAAACGCGATTAACGATTGGGATATTAATGCTATCAATGGAACACCATCAAAAGGATTAATGCAAGTAATCGATCCAACATTCCGAGCGTATGCAATGCCTGGATACGATACAAATATTTGGGATCCGCTATCAAATATGCTTGCAGCCATCAGATACACCGTATCGAGATACGGAAGTCTTGCAAGCGGCTGGAATGGACACGGATATGCAGCCGGAATTGGAAATATTCAT